ATTGTGATGTGTGTTAATCGTTTTGATGAAGAAACAAAATCAGCTTTTCTTGATTTGTACAGTAAAGTTGATGCTGATGTTACTGTTCCTAGTGAGTCTACTGAAGATGAGTCTACTGAAGATGTAGATGAGTCCACAAAAGTAGAAGAAACATCAACTGCATCGGTAGAAACATCATCTAATGAAGAAGAGGATACGGAAACACCCTTTTAATTGACAGTCATAAATAGAGGATAGGGAATAAATTCTTATCCTCTATTACTGTATCATGGAGATATAATGCAAGTCGAAATTAAAGTTGAAGAATTAAGAAAAAAGAAAATTTTTGTTGCTACACCAATGTATGGTGGACAATGTTATGGAATGTATACAAAAGCATGTATTGACCTCGCAACAATGTGTGCAAATTATGGAGTAGAATGTAAATTCTTTTTTATATTCAATGAATCTCTTATCACTAGAGCAAGAAATTATTTAGTTGATGAATTTATTAGAGCAGAAGACTTTACACATTTAATGTTTATTGATGCTGATATTCATTTTGATCCAAGAGATGTTTTGTCTCTTGCCGCGTTATGTGATGATGATAAGCCTATTATCGGTGGTCCTTATGGTAAAAAATGTATTGCTTGGGAGAAAATTGTACAAGCAGTTGATGCTGGAGTTGCTGATAAAGATCCAAACGAATTAGGAAAATTTGTGGGCGATTTTGTATTCAATCCAGTTCAAGGAACTACTGAATTGAAGATAAATGAGCCAGTAAAAGTTTTAGAAATTGGTACTGGTTTTATGATGGCCCAAAGAAGTGTTTTTGATAAATGGAAAGAAGCATATCCCCAATTTCATTATAAACCAGACCACAATCGTTCTGAGCAATTTTCGGGGGATCGATACATTCATGCATATTTTGATACAGTTATTGATAATGAACAATATATGCCAATGGGGACATCAAATAAATCTGATCGATATTTGTCGGAAGATTATGCGTTTTGTCAACTATCAAGACATATAGACATTCCTATCCATTTGTGTCCTTGGATGAAACTTGGTCATATTGGAACATATGTTTTTGATGGTACAATGGCTGATCTTGGTAGAATAGATTCTTCCAACGAGCTTGCTAAGGCTCATATGGAGCAATCTCAAAAATTAAGAGCGGCTAGAATAAAAGTTACTGAAGAAGCAGAAGCAGTACATAATATTGAGCAGATCGAAGAGAAGAAATTAACTAGGCAAGAAAGAAGAAAATCTTTAAGAGATAAAAAGAAAAAATCAAAGAAGAAAAAATGACAATTAAACAATTAAATATGGAGTATTATTATGAAATTAAGTGATCAAACTGTTTCGGTTTTGAAAAATTTTGCTAATATTAATAGTGGTATTTTCTTTGAAAAAGGGAAAAAGATTAGAACAGTTGCTCCCACTAAAGCAATTTTAGCAAAAGCAAACATTATAGAAGAAATACCAAGGAATTTTGGTATATATGACATAACAAGAATGCTCGGTTCTTATTCTTTGTTTGAATATCCTGAAGTTGAATTTGAAGAAAAATATATTCTTATTGAGGATAAGAAAAATCAAAGAAATGTTAAATATTGGATGTGTGATCCAGAACTTGTTGTAAGACCACCAGAAGGAAAAAATATACATCTTCCTACTGAAGATGTTAGTTTTGTTCTTGATTCGAATGCTTTAGACTTTTCAATTAAACAGGCTAGTGTTCTTTCGTTGCCTGAAATAGGCATTATAGGTAATGGTACTGATATAACCATTACAGCATTAGATTCACAAACTAATGAAACTTCTTCTGAACAAGTAGTTGGTGAAACTGACAAGACTTTCAAATTTATTTTCAAATTTGAAAATATTACAAAATTAATGACTAAAAATTATAATGTTTCTTTATCAAGTAAAGGACTATCACAATTTATAAGTTCAGATGATGTTATAGAATATTTTGTTGCTATTGAACTTGCAAATTCTACGTATGAAGATTAATTTATATTATGGTTAATAAATGTTTGGTGAATCTTTTTTGTGGGTCGAAAAATATAGACCCAAAACAATCGAAGAATGTATACTTCCTGATAGAATAAAAACACTTTTTCAACAGATAGCATTAGAAGGTCGTATTCCTAATATGATTCTTTCTGGCGGTCCTGGTATGGGTAAAACGACCGTGGCGAAAGCACTTTGTAATGAAGTGGGATGTGATTTTCTTATGATAAACGGTTCTGAAGAATCTGGTATTGATGTTTTACGTACTAAAATTCGGGGGTATGCATCAACTGTCAGTTTTGATGGTGGACGAAAAGTTGTTATACTCGATGAAGCAGATTATTTAAATCCCCAATCTACACAACCCGCCTTAAGATCCTTTATTGAAGAATTCGAAAAACATTGTTCATTTATAATGACATGTAATTATATTAATCGAATTATCGAACCTCTCCATTCTAGATGCCAGACCATTGACTTTAAGATAAATAAAGAAGAGAAGTTAAATGTTGGATCGAATTTCGGAAAAAGGCTCTATACCATCCTAGATCAAGAAGAAGTAGATTATGATAAGAAAGTGGTCGCAGAAGTGTTGATGAAACACTTTCCCGATTATCGCCGAGTATTAAACGAACTCCAAAAATATTCTAAATATGGAAACATAGATTCGGGTATTCTGTCTCAAGTTTCAGAGTTAGATTTGCCTGAACTTATGAAATACATGAAAGATAAAAAATTCAATGAGGTGCGGAAATGGGTTGTTAATAATTTAGACAATGATCCACAAAAAGTTTACAGAAAGATATATGATATTGCAGAAAAGCATATACAAACAAGTTCGATACCTCAATTAGTATTAATTTTAGCAGACTCCCAATATAAATCTGCATTTGCGGCAGATCATGAATTAAATTTAGTCGCATGTCTTGTAGAAATAATGGTAGAATGTCAATTTATTTAAAAGACAAATAATGAGCAATAAATTACAAATATTACTTTGGGTTGTTATATTTTTTGTTGGTGTAATGTTATCATGGACATTACGACTAGAAGCTGGAGACAACAAAACAGTAATATTGAGAGAATGGACTACACAGATAATATATGATACAACAAATGCCTGTTATGAAGGTACTATAAAATGGATTGTGTTAAGTAATCCATCTCTTATTGGTCAGATGCCAAACTATCAATCTCAAAGACAAATGATAGTTCATTGTTTTTGTGTTATGGATAAAATAAGAAAAGAATTCAAAATGGAAGAATATCAAAAATTGGTTTACGATCCAGAATGGGTTGGAAATCTTTTTATGACTAGAGCAATGGAATGCGTTAAAGAACAAAAAACCCTACCATCTTTTTTTACTACACAAGCAGGAGAAGAAGATAATAAAACTATAACAACACCAGAAGGAAAACCAGAAGATTCTCAAGAGTTATTACCAAACCAACAAGAAGAAGAATTGGAAGGACTTCCAGAAACAATTTTTCAAGGATAAAAAAATGAAAAACATCAAGTATTATTGCTTGATATGTTTTTTTATTATTTTTTCATATGTGCCGAGTAACATATCAGCTACAGAAAATAAAAACACTTTCGAATCAGTTATTGAACGGGTAAAAAAGTCAGTAGTATTGCTGTCTATGAGCCCCAATGTTGATCCAGATACGGACCCTTCTAAAACAGGTTTGTGTACTGGTGTGGTTATTGATGATATTGGACATGTTCTTACAAATTTTCACTGTGTTTATAATACAAATTATCTCAGATTATATTATTATGATATAGATGATTGGGCGATTTATGAAGTAAATGTAATAGGACTTGATCCACTTGCAGATTTAGCTCTACTTAAAGTTATAGGAAAAGAAAAACCAATTCCTCATCTTGAATTTGCAGATATAAAAAACACAAAAGTAGGAATGGATGTTTTTGCATTGGGACATCCTATGGGTATGACATGGACTGTAACTAAAGGAATCATTTCTAGTAATGAAAGATATGCAAGACATCCATTTATTAAAGCACTTCAAACTGATGCATCCATAAATAAGGGAAATTCGGGGGGCCCTCTCATGAATATGCAAGGAGAAATTGTAGGAATCAATGCTTTAATTGTTTCTAAAATTTCTGAAAATGCAGGAATTGCTTTAGCTATTAGGGGCGATATAGCAAAGAACTCTCTCGATTCTATGTTAATTAATGGAAGAGTTGATAGGCCAGCAGTTGGTATTATGATTATGCCTCTGCTTCAGACAAAACAAAGAAATAGAATAATAAAAGAGTTTCCTAAACTTAAACAAAAATATGTTCCCAATACGTTTGGAATATTCGTAAGACCAGATGACAATCTACCGAGGGGTCTAAAGAAATTTGATACCATTATCGGAATTAATGATGAATTGACTAATAGTGGATTAGAGTTTTCAGATGAAATATACAAGTATAATATAGGTGATAGGATTACCTTAACTATTATACGAAAACAAAGATTTAAAAAAGTGGATGTAACATTAAAGCTCTTTCCTGTTAATGTTGATAAAATGTATTCACAATCAGCATTACCATTAAAACCAAAAAAACCATGACTCCTTTTGATTTTTTAAACGATATTAATTATGGTAAAAAGAACCTGATGATTGATGATACCGATCATCAGGTTGAAAAACAATACTTACCTTTTATTGTCAATAAAGGACTATCTTATACAATGGATACAGTCCTTTATGCGAATGAAATGAATATTCGGCCTAATACTGATAAGAAACTTCAATTTGATTATTTAATAAATACAATCAGACGAAACAAACGTTTTCCTAAGTGGATGAAACCCGAGGAAGATGAAAACATCAAAGTGATCGTAGAATATTATGGATATAATTTACAAAGAGCTAAAGAGGTTTTGCCTTTGCATTCCACGAAAGAACTTAGTCAAATTAAAGAAAAATTAAATACAGGCGGTGAAAGGAATTAAATGATGTATGATATCGGCGAAATGATAGAGATCACTTTAAAAGAACCCGATGATTTTCTAAAAGTAAAAGAAACACTAACCCGTATTGGTGTTGCTAGTAGAAAAGAAAAAACTCTTTATCAGTCTTGCCACATTTTACATAAACAAGGTAAATATTATATAGTACACTTTAAAGAACTATTTGCTCTTGACGGTAAACCTTATAATTTTTCAGATACCGATGTTGCTAGAAGAAATACAATATCAAATCTTTTAGAAGAATGGAGTCTTGTAAAATTAGTGGATGAAGAAAAAACAAAAGATCCAATTTTACCTTTAAATCAATTAAAAATTCTATCTTTTTCCGAAAAAGAAGAATGGACACTTACTCCGAAATATAATATTGGCAAAAAATCATAATGAACGGTTCAATTGAATTGATGCAGAAACTAGGAATTTTCTGTTTATATGATGATGTCGAAATACCATCATTAGCAACTAGAAAATCAGCTTGTTTTGATCTGAAAGCATATCTTAAATCTCACACAAAAGTACTTGCTTACAATCAGTATAATCATAAAAAAGAAATCCTCATAAAAAATAATTGTTTACTTATGTTACCTGGTTGGAGATATTTAATTCCTACGGGTATAATCTTTGATATTCCTGTGGGATGTTATATTAAAGTTCATCCTCGTTCAGGTAATGCGTTGATTAAAGGCTTAATTACTGCAAATAATGCGGGGATTATTGATGAAGATTATGTAGAAGAATGTAATTGTATCATGAGAAATGTATCAGAAACTTCTATTCAAATTGATCATGGTGATAGAATTGTACAAGCAGAATTGCGTAGAACAGAAAATTTTGAGATTGATATTTTACCTGTCCGACCAAAACAAAAAACAGATAGAGATGGTGGATTTGGATCTACTGGACAATGAATCACCCTTGACAAATCATATATATAAGAGTATAATTGATCTTATGAGAGTGCAAAAGCATCTCATCCGTTGCATGTAGCAACATCCTCTGGCTTATGCGGAGGAATATAATTAATCTCGCTAATATAGGAGACAATATGTATCTAGTACCAAAATCTATAGAAGACCTCAATCGCCAACTATCAACTTCAGTAGGGTTTGACTCTTTTTTTAATCGTCTATTTGATGATGCTTATAATTCGGGAGGTTCGGGCACTTATCCGCCCTATAACATCCGGAAAGTGAATGATTGCGATTATGTAATCGAACTTGCCTTAGCAGGATTTACGAAAGACGACCTAGACTTAGAACTAACAGAGGGCACACTTACAGTAAAATCCGTGCCAAAAACAGATGAAAGTGATGAAAGCTACCTACATCATGGAATCGCCAAACGAGTCTTTACCCGGAAATTTAATCTCGCTGATGATGTCATTATAACGGGTGCAGAGTTATTTAATGGCCTGCTTCAAATTAAGCTAGAGCGGGTTATACCCGAGGAAAAAAGACCTCGTAAAATTGAAATTATTGATGATGGTGTGAAAGTAGTTGAACACAAAGTTGTATAAAATAAGTACAACTCAATTAACGATAGAGGAGGTCATGATTGTGGCCTCCTTTTTTTATAGGATTAAATACAATGAAACTTACCAAAAATTTCTCCTTCAAAGAAATGACCTTTTCAGATACAGCCATTAGAAAAAATATAGACAACACTCCTGGTTTAGAAGAAGCAATAAATCTTACAAATGTATGCAATAACATTTTGCAACCCGTCAGAGATCATTTTGGAAAATCTGTGAGAATTAATTCTGGATATAGATCAGTTAAATTGTGTTTAGCAGTAGGAAGTTCCGCAAAATCTCAACATGCAAAAGGCCAGGCCGCAGATTTTGAAATTAATGGACTGTCTAATTATGACCTAGCAACATGGTGTTATAATAATCTTGATTATGATCAGCTTATTTTAGAATATTTTGATCCGAAAGGTGATCCCAATAGTGGTTGGGTTCATTGTTCTTATAAACAAGATGGAACAAATCGTAAAAACGCTATAATTATTAATAAGCACACAAAAGGAAAATATTTACCCTGGAAGCCATAAAAACTTTATTATAAAATTACATGTATGACCTTTTATACAAATGTTCAAAATTGGGGCGGTAAGATTTATTATAGGGGAATAGACTCCGCTGGC